CGAAGAAATCGGCAATACTGAACAAGAGACCCCACAAGAGGAGACACCAGCAATGGAAAACGCACCAGTCGTCGAGGCCGCCGCAGTCGAGGCCGCGATCCCAACCGCACCAATCCCGGCCAAGCCAAAGCGTCAGTTTGACCTGCCAACCGCAGGCGAATACCTTGCCGCAATGCACATCGGTGGCGAAACGTTCCGCAACGTCGCAGCAGCCGCCCGCGACTTCGCACTTTCGCGCCAGTCGGCACTTCAGGCAGCCGCAGGTGACGTTCTCACCACCGACACGCCAGGTTTGCTCCCAGTCCCAGTCCTCGGCCCGGTGTTCCAGGATCTGAACTACATCCGCCCAGTCGTTGCGGCAGTTGGCGCTCGCGCCATGCCGGACGGTGGCAACAGCAAGACGTTCATCCGCCCGACGTGGACGACGCACCCATCGGTCGCCGCACAGTCGCCTGAACTCAACCCAGTTTCGGCCACCACGCCAGTCATCGCATCCAACGTTGTCACCAAGACAACGCTCGCAGGTCAGGTCACCCTGTCCGTGCAGGACGTCGACTTCACCAGCCCAGCAGCAATGGAAATCATCCTGCGCGATCTCGCAGGCCAGTACCTGCTCAAGTCTGACGACGTCGCAGCAGACGCCATCACTTCGGGCGCATCAGCTTCGGGATCAACCTGGTCGGTCACGGGCACCGATCCCTCAACGTTGTTTTTGTCGCTGTACGACGCGGCCACCGACATTCTCACCGCAACCAACTTCCTGCCCGACCACATTTTCGTCGATCCAATCACCTGGAAGTATTTGGGACAGCAGATGGACGCCGACAAGCGAAACATTTTCCCGTACGCCGGCGCAGCAGGCCTCATGGGAGTCAACGCCGCAGGATCGGCCAACATCACCCAGCTCAACACGTTCAACCCGTTCGGCCTCAACCTCGTCGCCGATCGCAACTTTGCAAGCAAGACAATGGTTGTCGCTCGCGGATCTGCAATCGAGTTCTACGAGCAGGTACGCGGCCTCATGTCGGTTGAAGTGCCAGGCACCCTCGGTCGCACGTTCTCGTACTACGGGTACGTCGCAACCTTCATCGCCGACAGCGATCAGGTCAAGTCGATCGTCGTCGACTAGCTCGGTAGGTAGGCCCCAGTCATGGCCACCTACACGGTCACCCACAAATACCTGTTAGACAATTACGCCGTCCTACAACTACTCACCCCCTCAGAAGTAGTTGTAGGCGGCGCAATCACCGTCACAGGCGTTGATGCAACGTTCAACGGCTCCTACACCGTTTACGCGCTCCCGCAATACCTGTACATCGGCACCGACACCGAAGGCGACCTGCTGTACGACTACCAGGTACCGATCCAAAACCAGGTGCTGTACGCCAAGACCGCCAGCAACGTCGAGCGCGTCGCATCCACCGGGTCGCTCGCCTACACGCCCGTTTGTACTTGGGTCACGGCAACCAACATTGAGGATTGGCTAGGTATTGGCACCGCAACCGCAGGCGACGCAGCGTTTTTGACGCAATGCGCAGCAGCCGCCAACCAGTTCTGTTACCGACGCCGACAGGAAGCCGGATACATTGACAGCGTTAGCACCAGCCCATCAAGCGACGTCACTCTAGGCACGATCATGTACGGCGGTGCCCTGTACCGTCAGCGCGGTTCAATGGATCAGTTTGCGTCGTTTGACGGCATGGCAACCGCCCCAGTCGTCGGTTTGTCGGGCATGGTGAAGCAGCTGTTGGGGATTGACCGCCCACAGGTGGCCTGATGCCCGTACCCGCATACACCGACCTGTTCAATGAGGCCATCGACGACCTGACCGCAACCCTGCAAACCATCACAGGGCTACAGGTCGTCAACGATCCCCGAAACATCGTTCCCCCGTGCGCTTTCATTGACGCACCATCGTGGGAAAGCTGGAACTACAACATCGTCAAACTGACGTTTCCTGTCAAGGTGCTGACGCTCGGCCCAGCCAACTTGGATGCTCAGCGATCGTTGCTCAACATTTGCGCCAAATTGCTAGCCAAGAACGTTGCCGTCACCGGGGGCCGCCCAACCGTCATCGACATTGGCGGGTCGATCCTGCCTGCTTACGATCTCACCGTCACCATGCAAGCCCAAACCAGCTAGGAGAACCCATGTACATCATCGTCAGCCCGCGCCTCGGCACACCAGGCGACAAGTTTGAGCCAGCCGAAGGCATCAACATTGACGCTCTCATTGAGGGCGGCTTCCTATCCACCGACAAACCAAAAAAGTCGTCTAAAGTCAAAGAAGCACCTGAACAGGAGTAACGCAAATGAGCACATCGGTTTATCTCTCGAACCCGGCCATCAAGATCAACGGCGTCGATCTCAGCAATCAGGCCACGGCTGCCGTCGTCAACTACACCAAGGAAGCGTTGGAAAACACCGCATTTGGTGACAGCGCCCGCAAGTACACCGCAGGCCTTCAAAACAACACGATCACGGTCACCTTGTACCAGTCATACGCGGCAACCGAAACCGAAGCCACCATCTACAGCTTGGTCGGCACCACCGTCGACGTCATCGTCGCAACCACCACCGCAGCATTGACCACCCCAACCGCGACGGCCCCCAAGTATGAACTGGTGCAGGCCTATCTCGAAAGCCACACCCCGATCAACGCGTCCTTGGGCGAGCTCAGCACCATTGACCTGACGTTCTCCGGCGGCGCGCTCACAAAGAGCACGTCGTAACCATGTTCTCGCCAGCCCAATCGGGCGGCGCTGAAAACAAACCAAGCAAGCCCGCGCTGGCGGAGCCTTGCCCGACGAAAGGTAACTAATGCGCGTCAAACTCAAAATCGACCTCAAGGACGGGCGCGAGCCACGCACCATGGTCACAAATATGCTCGCCATTGTTGAATGGGAGAAAACCGAAAACCGCCGATCCGCAGACGGCAAAGGCATCGGTTTTGTTGACATGTGCTGCTGGGCCTACATCCTGTGCAAGCTCGCTGGCGACAAAGTGCCTGCAACGTGGCGTGAATGGGTCGCAGAACACCCGGACATGGAGATCACGCCGATCGAGGAAACCACCGACGAAACCCCTACCATCGCGGCACCTGGCGACGCTCCCTCGCTGAGGTCTTAGTTATGACGGGCTACTGGCCGCCGCAAGTGGAATTTGACACTCGAGACATGACCACCGTGTTTTATGTACTTGAACAGCAACAGCAACAGGCGAAACGGGGCCGCTAATGGCAACCGTTGAGGTAATCGGCGTCAAGCAAATGTTGCAAGACCTTAGGCAGATTGACCCTGAGGCCCGCAAACAATTCGCCAAGGACGCCAAGCAGATTGCCAGCCCGATTGTGCTTGAGGCGCAAAGCCGCTACCCGGCACGAGCGTTGTCGGGTATGCGGTATCGCTGGACGCAAAACGGGCGTCAGCTGTTGCCTTGGGATCAGCGTAAAGCTCGACGTGGCGTACAGGTCAAAGTTGATGCTGGACGCAAAAAAGACGGCGTTGTTACGATCATTCAAAAAGACCCGGCGGCGGCGATCTATGACATTGCGGGCCGTGGCAAATCAAACCGCCTAGGTGACGCATTGACTGCGTTTGCTGGCAACCCGTCGCGTGTCATGTGGCCATCAGCCGAAGCGCACATCACCGACGTACAGGAAGAAATGACCAAAGCGCTTGAACAGGTCGCCGCCGAGATAAATCGTAGAATTGCAACCATATGAGCATTCGCATACCCATTATCAGCGAATTCGACGACAAGGGTATTGCGCGCGCCAAGAAAGAATTTGCCAGCCTCGAGACGAGCTCGGAAAAAATTGGCTATGGCATGGAAAAAGCGTTTGTGCCTGCAATCGCAGCTGTCGGCGCACTCGCCGCTGGTCTTGGCATGGCCGCCAAAGCCGCCGCTGAAGATGAGGCCGCACAAGCCGCACTTGCCGTACAGCTTGAAAACTCGACAGGTGCCGGGCAGGAACAGATCGCCGAAGTTGAGAAAGCGATCAGCGCCATGTCACGCCAGGCGGCGGTCGCCGACGACGTACTGCGCCCCGCATTTGCCGCACTTGTTCGTGGCACAAAAGACATCAACGAAGCCCAATCTCAAATGTCGCTCGTTCTCGATATCAGCCGGGCAACATCCATTGACGCAACCACCGTCGCCGACGCGCTCGCCAAAGCGTACGAAGGCAACTTCAAGGCCCTGCGATCGCTCACGCCCGAAATGGCAAACCTCATCCGTGAGGGTGCCGACATGGAAACCATCATCAGCGTGCTGGGCGGCACGTTTGGTGGCGCAAACCAGGCCTTTACCGAAACAGCTGAAGGCGGCATGGCAAAGATGCAGATCGCGTTTGCCGAAATGCAAGAAAGCATTGGCGCAGCCGTGCTGCCATTGCTTGAGCGCCTGGTACCGATGATCACAAAAATGGCGCAAGCCGTCGAAGAAAACGCCGACGTAGTAATCATTCTGGCAGGCGTCATCGGCACCCTGTCGGCCGCGATCATTGCCTACAACGTGGCAGTCAAAACCGCCGCATTTTTACAAACCGCATTCAACATCACATTGGCCGCCAACCCGATCGGGCTAGTCGTGGCCGCCATTGTGCTACTGGGTGCAGCTCTCGTGGCCGCATACGCCAAATTTGAAGGCTTTAGAAAAGTTGCAGACGCCGTATTTGGTGCACTCAAGGCAGGCATAAAAATTGCCGTTGATTACGTTGCAAGTTACCTAAACAGCATGGTCAGCGTATTTCGCACCGTGTTCAACACGATCGCAAACTTATGGAATTCAACCCTCGGGGGCTTGTCGTTTGAGATCCCGGACTGGGTGCCAGGCATCGGCGGTCGAGGTTTCAGCATCCCCGAAATGCCAACCATCGGCGGCGGGGCTGGTAGCGGCGCTTTAGCGACCGTAGGAGCCGACAAAAACCTTGGGGTGCCCATTCCCTCATCTGCGGGCGGATCGGTCGTCGTAGCGGCTCCTAGCGTGCCTACAGGGGGCGGCGGCGGTGGTGGCGCATCCGTCCGGCAGGTCATGGAAGCTCCAAATATGTTGGGGGCAGGCATCGCCAGCAACCCGTTCACATCAAGCTCCCGCAACGCCATGCTGGAAAACATCACCGTAAACGTCAACGGCGGATTGGCGACCAGCGCCGAGATTGGGCAGGCCGTGGTTGACAGCATCCGCGCCTACAACCGATCAGCTGGCCCGGCGCGTATTGAGGTCAGCGGGTACGTCTGATGCCCGGCACAACAATCGTCCAATCAGGCAACTATTCGCTGGAGATCGACACAGGCTTTACGGTTGATGCTTTCACGCTGGACGACAACACCAAAGGCGTTTTAGACAACACGACCTATGTGCTAGACGGCACCACCCAGTTTGCTGACGTCACCGACGGCACCCTAAACATTGCCGTTCGTTGAGGTCGCAAAGATCAGGGCGACCAGTTCAGCGCAGGCACCATGACGTTCACGCTCAACGACACCTTGGCCGCTGGGATTTTCAATCCGTTCGATACCTCGAGCCCATTTTATGACGCCAACCAAAACGTGCCTGGCCTGGCACCTATGCGCCGTGTGCGCCTTGGCCGCTACAACGCCAGCAACGTACTTGAATACCTGTTCAAGGGCTACGTCGTCAACTACGACTACAACTTTGCGCTGGGCGGGCTGAACACGGTCAGCGTGTATTGCGCCGACGATTTCTACTTGCTGGCACAAACCTACATGGACGAGTACAACGTCGGTGTTGAAACATCAGGCGAACGTATTGAAAGCGTTTTAGACCTGCCTGAAGTCGATTATCCGACCGGGCCGACGGCCCGCAACATTTCCACAGGCACCGTCAATCTTGGGCACGACAACGCCTACACCGTCCCAGCAGGCACAAACGTGTTGGCCTATCTCAATCAAATCAACGGCACCGCCGAATTCGGGCGTTTGTTCGTGTCGCGTGATGGGGTGCTGACATTTCAAAACCGTATCGGTGCGACGCTTAGCGGATCGGTTGCCGATTTCAAGGACAACGGCACAGGCGTCAAATACGACAACGTAGGCATCACATTTGAAGCCGACAGCGTTGTGAACCGTGCCTACGTGCAAAACCTCGATGGCGCTAACGCCACCGCAACCGACAACACATCCGTCAGTACCTACTTCATTCAAACTGAAAGCATCACCAACAGCCTGCTAGAGACCAGCGGATCACAGTTGTCCGCCGCAGCCACCTACCTGCTCAACGGCGAACCCGAAGCCAGGTACACCGACGTCGCAACCAAATTCGCCATGCTCACCACCGCCCAACGCGACACCATCGCCACGATCGACATTGGCGACACAATCACCATTGAAAAAACATTCCCGACAGGCACCGGGACGACCAGCCTTGGCCAAGAATTATCCATTGAAGGCATTGAGCATTTTATCGACTTCAACACCGGGCACCGCATCAACCTGTACACAGCAGCCACCACCATCATTTACGAGCTCATATTGGATGACCCCACCTATGGCGTACTCGACGCTGAGAATGTTTTAGGATAAGGAGACCTATGGCAACACCCCCAGATTTCACCGCCGGCGCAGTATTGCAGGCCGCCCAATTGAACAAGATCGGGCTATGGGTCGTCAAAACCGAAACCGCGTTCAGCGCCGCCGCATCCGTCACCGCCGACAGCGTATTCACCGCCGACTTCACCAACTACGTTCTCAAATTGCGGTACACGACTAGCACGACCGGATCGGTATCGTTCAAGTTGCGAGCATCGGGCACAAG